TAATTATTTTGTAAATACCAACGAATATATTAATGTTAAATATTTCTTAAAAGGCTTCTGATAAGTAAGATATTTGATGCTATTTACCACAAATTATCAGAAAAAAAACTATTTTTCCATCAAACTAAAATAAAAAAACGACTGCCGGCTTTTTTGTCAACAACCGTTTTCATACAAAACGAAATTACTTTACCTAATGAAGAGTAAAAAAATACCTGTCTGTCACAGGCACATACTCTTATTTCTGTAATTTTTGCCATGAACAGTTTTACTCCATTCTGCCACACAGCAGAATGAAGCCAAATGAACTAATAGACACTTCGCCAAGTGCCAAACGTACGAGTTCGGAATATGGTACAATATAGGAATTTTATAAACCAGGTGTTTTCCCCTGTGAAAAACGATTAAATAATAAGTTTAATTCTCATAAATTATAATTAGGTCTACGCTCTCAACGAATACCCCGGCTTGTGACAAGCCGGGGAAATTCAAATTTATAAATTTAAAGTCCTATGATGAAGATTGTCTGTTGCGCCAATATATTCGTACCACCAACATGACGACAAGCAAAACAGCTACACAAACACAAGCAAAGCCTATTTGTTCAGGCAGCGTGGATTCTTTTTTATCCTTTACCTCTTCAGTCTTGTTTTCCTCATGTTTGGTGGAAGTAATTTTTTTATCAGTTTTGACATTCGTAGTATCGGCTGCCACCGTTTGTCTATCCTCCTTTTTATTAAAATCACCTTCTACATGCCCATCTGCCAGTAATGGAGGTTTCCCGATCAGGCTGTCGGACGGTTTTCTTGTGTCATAAATACGGAAATCAATTACATAGCTGCCATTAGTGGTAATCAGTTCACTCAAAGAGGTGGTTGATCCATGTACGATGTTGACCGATTCGCTGGCACTGTCCTTCCTGATTACTTCTGTGTCGGACTTGACAACCTTATGCGAGCTACCACAGGCAAACAGCAGGAACAGACACATAAAAGGAGCCAGTAATATGTGCCGGCTTACCCAGTTCATAACCTTAGCCAACATAGGCAATGTCATTTACACGGTTCATCCAGCCTCTCTTAAATTTATTATTGGTCGGACGCTGACGACAAATATCTTCAATGAAATCAAACCGTGCAATCTTGATCATGTCGAACAACTCACGCGGATTCTTGGCATTCACCGCGGCAATGGTCTTGGGACCTACAATGCCATCCACCGTAACACCAAGCAAGCGTTGAGGAATCTTAATTCCGTGCGTACCGGATGCCCAAACCCAATCAACCAATATATTAGCAACTGATTGGGATTTAATCTCGTCAGCTTTCCATCTGTCCCAATAATGCGGTTTGAGAACACGGTTAACAACATCCTCATGAGTAAGCAGATGTAGGTCATCCACATCTATGTCACCGTCACCGTCCTTGTCATAGCCGCACGATTTCCATGCACCGATAGTCACTCCCATATTGGTAGCCCCACCCAAATCGTCAGGGTCATTTACAAAACCGCCCTCCCATTTCAGAATAAACGGGGCAAGTTTTCTTACGTCAGCCATTTTTCTTTTCCTCCTCTTTCTTTGGTTATAAAAAATATTGTTATTTTTGCAGTAGACTTAACGTGCTTTTCTGGGTAAACCAAACTCAATTGTACCGGTCTGGCGAGACCGGTTTTTTATTATCCTGCCGGTTCGTCTTTTGCACTTCGTCAAACAAGACCTTTGCCACTATCCTAGCGATATCATCTTTATTCTCGATGATCACACTCATTGTTTTCTCAGCCTTGCGTAACTCCGCTTTTTCCCACGATTTTTCACGAACCGATTTAAACTCACAAAAAATACAATAACCCGTCCAGATCATTGAGAATACAGGAAAAGGAATAGCCACACAGCATAACAAATCGATGAAGCACAACTCTATGAATGGAGTAAAATACTTCTTCGCCTTGATAGCTGTTTTCTTATACCCAGTGGATGTTCTTGCCTCCCCGCGTTGTTTGGCCTTCATTATTCCTGAGACCAGATCCACAAACATAGCGCCGATAGTGGCGGCGATACACAGGGCTATCAGTACAATGTGTATCATCATGTGCTCGTTGATAAAATTGTAAATTACGTCTTTCATTACTTTGTCTTGATTATAAAATATATTGTTTCAAAGATATGTCTATTTACTTGTGTCATTGTTGCAGAATTACTTAAATCCATTGCCACGATATGACAATAAAAAAAGAGCCTGATGACAATATTTATTGCCATCAAGCTCCTGGTTACTCTGCAAAGATAGTGAAAACTATTCCATATTCAATCCATATTGAAAAAAATAATCAGGAGCAATATTCCGATCATCCGGAAAATTTAAAGAGTTACAATATTAATAGAAAACAAATAGGATTCATGAAATCTACCGGTTATCTATAAAATCAGATGTTTCTAAGCCCTTATCAGGAAATATCTTTACTTTTCTCCTTTTTCTTTGAACGTTTTTCAAGTCACGTACTATGGTGCTGGAAAGTATCTCTGAATAAATCTGTGTGGTCTTGACGGAAGTATGTCCGAGCAGCTTCTGGACTGTTGTAATCGCAACTCCCTGATGAACCAGCAGGGTGGCACAGGTATGACGGCTCACATGATAGGTTATCCGCTTTTTGATACCACACAATCCGGCCAGCTTTCGAAGCTGCCTGTTCACCTCCGAGTTGCAAGGCAGGGCTGCAAGACTGCCGATATCCGGATAGCGGTCAAGAATGCCCAATGCCCTGCTTTCAAAAAGCAAATGCAACGGCAGACGGATTTCCACCCCTGTCTTGACGGATTTGAAGTACAGCCACCTCTTACCGTTTATCCTGATAAAATTCTCAGGTGTGAGCTGGCAGAAATCAGAATAGCGCAAGCCGGTATAACAGCAGAATAGGAAAGCATCGAGCACATGGCGCATGGACTCTTCTTCCACTTCGACTGTTTCCAGCTTCTTCAACTCGTCCGGGGTAAGAAACTCATGTCTGCCTTTCTCCTGCTTGATCTTGTATTTCCGAAAGGGATAAGCGTCCGCGTGCATGTATCCCTGGTTGATTGCCTCATTGACCAAGGTACGGAGCTGTCTCATGTGCTTGGCTATCGTATTGACCGCGTTACCTTTTTCTCTCAGGTATTGTTCAAAATCACGAAGGAATGTATAGGTAAGATCCTTGAAGTCCAGCCCGGAGCGAAAATCATGCAGGACCGCCAGTGTCGTATGCAGGTTATCCTTGGTGGACTGCTTCTTGTCCGAATTGTCAATGGCTGATTTGGCGAAAATGGAGAAGCTGACATTCACGGCACTTTTCTTTTTGACGGCATCTTTCAGTAAAGAGAGTGTGGCAGGTATTCCACGCTTCCAATACCCTAACTCTATGCCTTGCAAATACAGGATGTATTCATAGAGCATTGCGTTAAGTTCCTCAGCTTGTGGATGGTTAATGACTTGTGCCCCTTCACGGCTCCAGCACTCCGGTTTGAGGTACACATTTGTCTTCAGGTAGATTTTCCTTTGGTTTAAATAAGCTTCAACCTGTACAAGGGCCGTGCCTTGCTTATTCAGTTTCTTTTGGCGGTTAAAGACCAACCTGTATCGTATCTTCTCTAGCATATTTTTATTTTAAATTTAGCTATTTCTCCAAAATAATCAAATTCGACAATATTAATCCTGATCTTTCGACCTGGGGGGACTGTTCACTAATTTGAAACTGTTTCCGTTTATGTTTAGAGGGATAATGACAAATAAAAGTTATAATGATTTGATCGAAACTGGCTTTTATAAAATACAAGAAAACATGGTTGATGGACCTAGCATTTATTGGGGAACACTTGTCGTTTTTAATGACAGTGGTCAAATAACACAAGTGTTCTATCCAAACACAGACAGTGCAAATATATCCACTAGAAAAGGTAATATTAATAATTTTGTAGATTCAGCGTGGAGAAGCATTTCTTTTACATAAATCCGCCTAAAAATCAAAACTGGGGGAACTGTTGGAAAATAGATTGGTAAAATATAAGGAAATGAATCTAGGAGCAAATGAGATAATAGATACTGGTGTGAATACAGGATTAATACGTTTTAAAATTAATGCAACATCTGCATCATGTGTGTTTTTTTGCAATTCAGGATCATCTAATATAATGCTAATAATACAGAATATCGATAATTATTTTACAACCAATAAATCTTCTAATAGTGGGAAAATAGCTATTTATAAAGAGTCTGACAACGGTAACATTTTAATAAAGAATCTAACAGCAAATAACTATGGAACTTTTGTGTTTTATTACATATAAGATCTCAGATAACTACTTCTGGGGGGACTTCTGCAAAATCCGTACTCTACAAATAAAGGGTTATTGCCTAGTGGAACTGATTTAAATGATGTAACGGAGAATGGGCTTTATAGATTAAGCGGAGGTTCTTATATTAATTTAGTTGGTAATAGTTATGGGATATTGTCTGTTTTATCATATCCTAATTTTGTTATCTATCAGAAATATGTAGCTGCATTATCCACAGGTGGAAATACATATATAAGGCAATATTATGGCGGTGTATGGACGGAATGGGTTAAATTAAATTAGACTTGTTTTTATAGGTTGATTCCGACCTGGGGGGACTTCTGCCACTTGCTACGGATAAAAGTAGAGGATTAATGGATATAAATGGGTATAGAGGAAGCAATTCCTTTATACCCCCCAGTTTTGATGCAAGTGACTGCATCGTCATTTGTGCGGCATCTCCGCTACTTTGTAAAACCCTTACATTTGCGGCATCTGTCACAGTCGGAAGTTCATTTTCATACACGTCATTTCCTGTTGCAGCAGCGGTAGCAAATGTTGAAGTTTCTGACAAAGCCATAACCATTCTTGTGGAAACCATTTCCACCATCTCATCCACTGTTACATTCTGTTCGTTACCGTCTTTATCAACAGCCTTAAAACTAACAATATTGTCTAAATTCAAGTCACTCATAATATCCTAATTTTATAAAGTTCTAATATAATTTTTCCACACTTTTGAAGTGCCGCCAACCGACTTGTACATCTTCTTTCTGCCGCCTTTTATTTTATACCGGGAAAGATTGTTCCTGTCATAGTTAACGGGGTAATCCGGATTGTCTTCGTTGGCATACGCCTCCATTTCGTATGAGATGGTATAATACGCCGAACTCGCAGGATGGCAGATAGGGTTTCCCTTAATCCACTCAACAAAATACCGCCAGTAGTATTTTACCCATGAGCCGACAGCCTGTGCCTGACGCAGGTGTATGGTTTCGTGAGTCATACTCTCCTTACCTGCATAGGTCTGCATGTACTTCTCTATGTTCTCTTTGTTCTCAATACGGTAGATCATCCGTCCGCACCACATCATGAAACGGTATCCCTTGAAAGGATAATGCTTCATGGAAAGCAACCGAGGAGTGTCAAAATCACCCGGCTTGCTTGAGAACAGCATCTTGATTAATTGCCATAATTCTTTCATAAGCATATCTTTTACTCAATTAAATCCATACGTGTTATATACCAATGGTTGTTAAAGGCCTTCATCTCCAAAACATAAGGCCTTGCCATCTGAATTTCTGTTTTATTGTTATATGCTCCCGCCAGTCCGCAGAAATAGTTCGTAGCCTTGTACTTGTCCGGGTTCTTAGCCACCCTTGATGTCATGTCTACTACAAACTCTAATCTCAATCCGTTCCATGATGATGCGGGAGGAAGGATTATGGTTCCGCCAAGACCATCAGCGGAAAAGAATGTAGATCCCTGAGTGGATGGGTTCACGGTCATGTTACCTTCTGAATCAGCCAGACTATCCATATCGCTTCCCGGTGAATAGAGAAGATCTGCGGTGATAATACCCGACACTTTGACATTACTATCCGAATCCCACGATATGCCCCCATCAGCCAATTTCCCCGATCCGTCTTCTTTAAGGAGTGTTTTACCACCACCCAATTTTATATACGCATCATTCTTCTTGCCGGATATCTCCATATTTCCATTCTGACTCTTCATCATGCCATTTTTATACATGAATCCGGCCACATTCGCACCATCGGCAAACAGGGTGTCAGTAGCGATATTCACAAACTTCTGCATGGCTTCCCAGTTCGAATCCCCATTAGCTGACGTGGGGGCGGCAGTAACGCTGGCACCATAGTTCTTTACAAGGAAATTATAATAAACTCCCCCTATCAGATATATGACCTTATCCCGGTAATCCGCATTCCAGACGTAAGTCTGTCCGGAAGCCCATACGCCTCTGTCACGGGGAAACGCCCCTGTTGCTCCTATTGCTCCTATGGCTCCGTCTTTAGCAACCCCCACACCTTTTTCAGCGACAAAATTATTATTCCATGCGTTTGCGTCCGACGCGGATTTATAAGCCCGGACGGCGAACTGGGTGTATCCGGCCGTCGCAGGAACGGATATCTGACTGTTCAGGGTAGCACCTACATGCGCCAGCCAGTTTCCGTTATATTTGCGTGCGACAAGATAGAACCTATTCGTATCGCTCACATTACCGCCTATATTCTGTTTCATGGTAACAACAAATGCTGACGGTGACGGTGTGCCTGTTGACGTGAAGTTTATCGTGCTTACCGGGCTGTCAAGCCAGTACGAAGCGGACGGTTCGACACCGGAAGTCATTTCCTGCCAGTCGGAGTTGACAGCCTTGTCCGATCTCTTCCCGGAAAGTATGTAACCGCCATCCTTCTTCCTTAGATAACTTCCACCTCTCACACGAAGAAGCGGAAGTGGCGGATTGGAAGTCTGAACCTTGCTTAAGTAAGATCCTCCGGCAAACGATACTGTACTGTTTTTCGCATACGGAATGTTGGCGGACTCCCAATGACCTGCGGCTGTGATACTCTCACCGTCAGCCCCGTCCTTACCATCTACAAGCATGGGGACGGTTTCAACATCCACTATCTGGTCATTCACGTAAAAGACAAACTTCAATGTCTTCGTGAAATTTCCGCTTGATATGGCTGTATTGTTGTTTATGGTAGTTTCAGCTCCACCGTCTATACTGTATTTCAATATACCGTCCGTTGTGGTGGATATCACGCCCCCCACTGACATTTGCCTGTAACATGATACGGAAGACACGCTGTAGTTCCCGTTCTTGTCCTTGCTTACTGAACTGGCGGAAACGACAATGCTGTATAGAATGGCATCCGCACCATTCGCTCCCCCACGCACACCAGCTACTGTGAACGTAAGATCACGGGAATACTGCTGCCCGTTCTTTGTAGCCCTGATTGTGATCTTCACCGTGTTTGTCGCAGCAAGAGTAGCTCCGGCAGATACCGATATTGTCACCACTCCTGTATTCTTGTCTGTCGCACACAGAAGATTTGTGTCAGGTGTACAGGTGATGCTGTCAAGGGTGAGCTTTTCCGTTCCGTACCACATGCTGACAGTTGTATTCCAAGTCTGTGAGGACACGACCTTCCCGTCCGAAGTAAGGGCTGCATTGACCATCTCGTTATCGAAGTCCGCCATGATGGCGTTCTCCCCGTCCTTGCTCCATCGATGCACAGGGGCCGGATCGCTGAATTCTGACCACACGCCGTCACGCTTCACACGTTTGCACGCCCATTCCACCTGATGGTCGGCATCCACACCAAGGAAATCATCTGTCCAGCCTTCCGGAACATAATCATCCTGCTGTTTCGAGTCCGGCTTGTCAGGGGTAAGACCGATGATGTTGGTACGGGTGTAGATCCACTCGTAACCTTTGCCATCCTTACCGTCAGTCCCGTCTTTGACCATGACCATCCACAAACCATGCTGGTATATATAGGTACAATAATCAGCCGTATTCCGGTAGCTGTCACCCTCCTTGGGATTGGACGGATGGGATGCGAACTCACCAAGGAAGGTGATGCTCTCTCCTTTCAGTTCACGCCCGTCAAGAAGCATGTCCCAGTCTTCGTTAACCTCCCAGTCGGCAGGTTTTCCGGCAAGATAATAACCACCGTCCTTCTTTCTTAGGAAATTACCACCTTTAACACGCAATATTCTGATGGGAGGATTGGATGTCTCCACCTTGGATAAAAAGACACAGTTGGCAAGAGTAACCATTGTATTGGCACTATATGGTGTGTTGGCGGATTCCCAATGACCGCCACCGACTACAGACAAGCCCGGTTCGCCTTTCTCGCCTTTAGCTGAAGAAACGAGCCAGTCCGGGTTATTCTCGGACGGTTCGGAAGTGGTGCCATTTTCATTGACACAAAGCCATGTGGAACCGTTATGAGGAACGCGGGAATAATATGCATACTTCCTGCCCGACTCCCATGAGGGGTAGTCTATCGGCACACGCACGCTCTGGCCGGTGATCTCGTCCACTTGGAAGATAAGCCCGGTCATGATGATATCCTGCAATACTGCCGAGAACCTGTCGCAGTTGATCCCGTTGATGGTCATGCCCTTCTTCTTGCCGAACCAGCTCTTCATCTGTGCCGGCTCCGGGTCCCAGGTGTTGGCATCGTCTACAAGGGTGATGCAGCAGTTGCCGTCACGCACGTCTATGATGATATAGGTCTGACGCTCCTTGTCGGTGAAATTGCCCGTCTGTCCGAGACGCATCTCGTTATGGGGGACGAACTCATATCCGGGACGCGGAACCATCACGAATGTCTTCTCATCGTAATCTGCGGAAGTGATACGGTACTGTACCTTTCTGAAACCGGCAAAGTCACCGGTAGTGACGCTTTTGTCATGCCAGAAGCCCAAAAGGATATCGTCCGGCTTCTGTCCCAGCGGTACACCATCCTCCAGATCGGGGGTGACAGTATAGCTGCCGTCACTGTTGGCGACAAAGCTTTTTATCTTCAGCCCTCCGCCGGGACTGATGGTATTATATCCCTCAAAATAGGTCTGACGGTTGAAACGAAGTTCGGGAACACTCAGGGAGCTGCGCAGGACCAAAGCCTCCAGCTCAGCACGGGCGTCCTCACCGATGTAACCTCCTGAAATGCCGGTGACGAAATCACCGAACTTGGCGTATTTCTTAATGACGGTTCCACCTAGCAGGGAGAGGAGGAAACTGGTGCGTTCCTCCGTGTCCTTGCGCATGAACATGATCAACGAGCGTAATGCGGAATACACGTTATGGTCTGTCGCCGGGGTTGAGTCGTGGCTTCCAATCACATACACGCCGCTGCCACCACCGCCCGTATAGGTCTGTCCTTTCAGGGTAAGGCTCTCAACCTTCTCCTCCAGCTCGCCGATACGGGAATAGGCAGCCGTCTCACCAACGGTATAGACAGGCGAATCAAACGGGAAATCCAAGTTAAATTCAAAACCGATAATCCTTGACTGCCTTCCGTTATCGAAATAGGCTTTGTTAATAAGATTAACCTTTTGACCAATGCTGTAGAGGTTATGAATGCCGTCCTCGCGGTATGCGTCACCGGACATCATCGTGCAGTCGTAAGTACTCGGGTCAACCTTTGATTTGGAAGCGTATTTTTCCGTCTTGACCTTCAGTTCCTGTTCTGCAGCACCCACAAGCCCCAGTTCGGTTATTTTCGTGCTGTCCCAGCCGGATAGTACATATTCATCTCCATCCTGGGGAAAGAGCACATCGCCGGGAAGCGGTCTGCCGTAGTCCTCATTCCTGACTATCTCCCAAAGCTGTGCCTCAGGGTTCCATCCGCCATCCTCCAGCTTCTCCGGCTTTCCCTCAGGATTGAACTTCACGGCGAACTCCAGACCGTTGAGAAGCCCGGACGCGAAACGTATCCTCAGCTCCTGACCGGGGAGGATATATTTCTCAGAAAAGTTAACACCTGTATCCCTGAAACGGTAGGCATTCCATTTTTCCTCAGTGGTTGTGCCGTCCTCATTCTCCACCTTGTCCGTCACCTCGATGGTAGTAACATCCGACATGGTGCCCGTTCTTCGGGGATAGACTTCATCGAAGATAACCACCTGTTCAATGGCTTCCTCGGTGGTCATATTGGGATAAGCGTCTATGTACGGGGTTCCTTCGGGTAACATCAGCCTGCGCTGCACCACACCGTTCACAACCACGGTCTCATCAACCGGACGGTAGTTAGAAGGGATGTTCTTTGTCGAGCCGAAAGCATAGATTCTTGTCGCATAGGTGGACCGGGATTCAGATCGTGGCATTTCCTGCACGTTTTTCTCGATCTCGAAGTCCACCGCGTCGCCAAACTCACAACGCCCGAAATGGATTATATTCTCGGTTATCCAGCACTCACAGTCCCATTTCTTCGCCATCTCAAAACAGGCATCAAGGATGTTGATGTTCTCATAAGACATCAGTTGTGATTTGTTCTCTACCGTACTGTCAATGGAGAAAACAAAATCCTGTCCTTTGTATGTGTAACCAAGAGCTTTCAAATTTCTAAGGACTATACCGGCTTGTACGTCAAGCGGGGCGGTCAGGTTCCAGGACGCCTCCTGTCCGGCCGTTTCCGGGGTATATTTGAAGATTTTGTTTTTCCATTTCCAGTAGTAGGCGTCAAGTCTTAATTCGTAATCGTAGCCGGCGGTATTGGTGTTGAATGCGGGCTTCTGCAAGTCGCACACCTCGAACAATCCGAAGTTACATTCCACGTATGAGCCAAGTTTGAAATATATGGGATTATCCAAGGAGAACTTTAACATGATGTAGTCCTCCTTCATCAGAGTGAACTTACGCTTGCAGCCTTCATTGATCAAAGTTGTAAGCTGGATAGCACCGGATATGTCTTTGATGTCG